ACCGGTGGACGACCGCCGGACGACCGGAAGGACGACCGGAGGACGACCAAAAAGCGACCACACAAAAAAGCATAGCCAAGAAAAAGGACGACCAAAAAAGGAAGGAGGAAAAGCCGTGGCGTGGTTGAAAATTTATCAATCAATAAGAGAACATAGAAAAATTTTAGACGCCGCCGACGATCTCGAGATAGAACCGCCTCACATGATCGGGCTCCTGACGTCGTTCTGGCTCTGGGCTCTCGATAATGCCCCGGACGGGGACGTCTCAAACATAAGCGCCCGGAATATAGCCCGGGCGTCACAATGGAAAGGCGACGCTGACAAACTGCTGGAGGCCCTTATTTCCGCAGGTTTACTGGATCGCCGCGACTCCGAAACAGAGCAAAGCACGATCCTGATCCACGACTGGGAGGAATACGCCGGGGGCTTAATTCAGGAGCGGGAAAAGGAAAGAGAACGCTCTCGAGCTCGGCGTGCTGCCGCTAAAAAAACGACCGCCGGACGACCGCCGGACGACCAGCAAACGACCGCCGGCAGAGTAGATAAGAGTAGAGTAGATAAGAGTAGAGATAATAAAGATCCTTTAAGTGCTCCAGAGGAGCAGGCGCCTGCTGCCGTCTCGACAGAAAAAGCAGATCCCACTCCATACACGAGGATCATGCAGCTTTACAACGAGATTTGTCTGAGTTTTCCGAAGATACAGAAAATTGACGGAGCCAGACGCAAGGCCGTGGCTGCCAGATTTAAGACATACCCGGATATACAGATCTTTGAGCAGCTTTTCAGGAAAACCGAAGCAAGCGACTTTATGAAAGGCGCGAACGATCGGAACTGGAGCGCAGACTTTGACTGGATAATAAAAGCGACAAACATGTGCAAAGTGCTGGAGGGTAAATACGACAATAAAGGAGGCCCGGACAATGGAGGACCAGAAAACAACGGCGACCGCTATCGCCTCACCGGCTTCACAAGAGCCGGACAATGAGTGGATATACAGCAACGAGGACAGAGAGTGGCCGGAGCCACCGCCGGAGCCGGTAAAATGCCAATATTGCGGAAAGCTCCGGTACCACAAAGGGAAAGAGCTCGGCGCGCTGGGTAATAGTATCTTTTGGATCCCCGCAGCTATCCCGTGCAAGTGCCCGGAGGCCGTCGAAGCTGCTGCCAGAGAAAAAGCAGAGGCAGAGGAAAAGGAACGGCGCCAGAAAGAGGAGCAGGCCCGCCTGCTGGTTGAACGTCTGCAAGGAAATTCTGGCATGAGGGGGCGCTTTTTAGAAAGAACCTTCGAAAATTTCCAGACACCAGACAGCCAGACGGCCCGGGCAAAGGAAACGGCCGAAAAGTACGCCGACAGCTTCGGAAATCTGGAGCGAAAGAAAAACGGTCTTTTCATTCTCGGCGACATAGGCGTCGGAAAGACTCACCTCTCCGCTGCTATCGCTAACCGCTTAATGCAGAACGGCCGGCCGGTAATGTGCATGACAATGATCGACATGCTGGCCCGGATCAAGGCGACATACGATAAGCGGGAAATCTCAGAGGGCGAGATCCTGAAAGTTTACGAGACGATCCCGCTCCTCATTATCGACGACATGGGGAAAGAGCCGGCGACCGAGTGGGGCGTCTCAAAGATATACGCGATTATAAACGCCAGATACGAAGGCTACAAGCCGACGATCGTCACAAGTAACTATACAGACACGGAGCTCGAGAGGCGTCTCACACCGCCGGGAGGCGACGACACAACCGCCCGGGCAACCGTGGACCGCTTGCGCGAAATGTGCGAGGCTCTCGTCATGGAGGGCCAGAGCTGGCGCGGCAGATAGGAGGCACAATGAAAACATGCGAACATTGCCAGACTACCGGTAAATACATATCCGTCGAGAGTTTCGGAGACACAAGGCTATTTTTGAGCGTTTCCGGTGAATACCTTCAGATTTTCGACGAGGAATACCCGGGGCGCATTACAAACATAAAGATCAATTACTGCCCTATGTGCGGCCGACCGCTCAGGGCCGAGGAGATCATCATCAAAACAAACAGAGTCCTGCGCGGCCTACTGCTGCCGCCTCTGCCGCCCGGAGAATACCCGGCGGGCTGCAATAAAAACGGGGCCGTACATGTGAAACTACCGGAGGGCAAAACTCTGGGAGTAAAACCGGGAGAATTTGAGTTTATAAAGGCGCCGGCGTGGCTGCTGGAGCTATGGAAGGAGGCAGACAATGAGCGCGACGAATAGAGGAACCAAAAGACGGCCGCACGACTTCTACCCTACGCCGATCCCGTCAATAGAGGCATTTCTCGACGTTTTCCCTCTCAGGGGGGGGGATCGAGGTGCTGGAACCGGGAGCAGGCAGCGGTAATATCATCAAAACATTGCAAAAATATGGCGATTTTTCGATCGACGCGGTGGAAATAAGGCCGGAGGAAACAGAGCACCTGCAGCAGCTCGGCGTCAATGTGATTATAGGCGACTATCTGAGCATGAACATCGGGAAAAAGTATGATCTCATTATCGGAAACCCGCCTTTTAATCAGGCGATCGAGTTTGTAGAGAGGAGCCTCGAGCTATTAAAGCCGGACGGTATGCTCGTTTTTTTACTCCGTACCGCATTTATGGAGAGCGACCGGCGTTTTTCGTTCTGGCAGAAACCAGAGCACCAGATCTCAGGGCTCTACACATTACACGCCCGGCCCAGCTTCACGGGGCACGGGACCGACGCCACAAGCTACTCATGGTTTATATGGGAGCCCGGCAGCAGGCGCCAGACAATAAAAATTATTTAGGAGGTGCTACTCATTGGATAGAGAGGACGCAAAGAAAGTTATAAAAAATTTATCAGAAAAGCCGTTTATTTGTGCCGACGACTGGATCGAGGTAGCGGGCGGCTATCTGGTGACAACGAAGGAACACTTCAAAAAGCTGGAAAAGGCAGCGGCTAAAGGAAAGGGGGCAAAACCATGAAAATGACCTATATATGCTCACCGTGCCGCGGTGACTATGAGAAAAACATCATAAAAGCGCAGGAATACTGCCGGGAGGCGCTTCTCGAGGGACTGCTGCCGATCGCGCCGCATGTATATTTTACTCAGTTTGTGGACGACGAGAAACCGGAGGAAAGGGAGCGCGGCCTTCTTTGCGGGATCCAGCTCCTCAGATATTGCCAGCTTATAAGAGTTTACGGCTGCCGCGTGAGCGCCGGCATGTATAACGAGATACAGCTCGCCGGCGTTCTGGGGATTGAGCTCGAAGTCTACGGCCCGCCGGAGTTTGTCGAGCGCGTGAAGGAAATCTACAACAATGCAGCGGTAACACAAAAACAGCCTATTCTCAGGAAGAAAGGACGGCCCACCGGTGTATCTGCAGGAGCTCCCGCTGCCGCTCCGCTGACTAAAGAGCCGGACATAAACCCAGCAGCAGGCGCCGCGTGTGCAAATATCAATTTTGAGGAGGATCTGGCCCGGGTGCTTGAAAAAGAGCTCAGCGCCGGCAATGTTCTCACTGGCATTATGGCGGGAGGTGCTTAATATTGACAGATAGCAGAAAAAACGCGGAAGGCTACGCGGATCCGACGCCATACCTCGCGGAGAGAAACATCGAAACGGAACGCCGGCAGCAAGGCCGCCGCTCCAAGTATGCCGGGGAGCGCTTCGAGAACATGATCTCGGCAGCCTGCGACTACTATCGCGGTGAGAATATCGCAGACATTGAAAAGACGCCGGAGCCTATGCGGCCACTCAAACCATACGGAGACCGGAGGCGCGGCCAGTATATAGCGGTATTTGTGAAAAAAGCCCAGAACGATTATAAGGGCATACTCAACGGGGGCCGGTGCATTGCCTTCGAGGCAAAACACACGGACGCCGAAAAGATTGAGAGCTCTGCTGTGACAGAGAGGCAAGCCGACCTGCTCGAGAATTACGAGAAAATGGGCGCGAGCTGCTTTGTACTGGTGAGCTTCAAATTTGAGCAATTTTTCCGTATTCCGTGGAGCGTCTGGCGCGACATGAAGGAAATATACGGGAACAAGCACTTGAAACGCAGCGAGATCTCGGAATATGAGATCGGCCTCAATTATTTAGGAGTGCTCGAGTTTTTGAAAAAGACAAAGGGAGGAAATGCCAATGCTTGAAAGAGCTCTCAATGATTTAAGAAACCCGAAAACAAAAACCGCATATCTCCAGATACTTGCAACATTTACCGGAGCCGACGGCTCTATGGGCTTTACTACCGGCCAGAGGTATGAGCTTATTGTGCGATATATCAGGAGCCGCGGTACCTTTGAGGCGAGGACGAAAGACGGCCGGCTCTACTGCCCTTATCAAAGCGCGGGAGCCTTTGCGAAAAACTGGAGCGCCTCAGCTATTCAGAAGGGGGCATGAACATGAAAGCAATAACAATATGGCAGCCGTGGGGCTCTGCTATCGCAATAGAGGCCAAAGGCTACGAGACAAGAGGCTGGGCCACATCATACCGGGGACCGATTGCGATCCATGCAGCGAAGCGGCCGTATATGAATATTATCAAAACATTGCCGGCAGACACTCAGCGGCTCCTGCAGCAGCTCCTCAACTATGAGGGTGAAGCTCTACCGACCGGCGCCGTAATATGTACGGCTGAGCTCGTGAACGTCTGGCACATAGTCTACAACCCCGGTACCGACGTAGACGTGGCGAAAAATATCCCGATCGGGGCCGAGAGTCTGAGCAAAGATAAACACGCGCCAGATTTTCACGACTATATTGTGCCGACAGCTCAGGAAATGGCTCTCGGAGACTGGACGCCCGGGCGCTATGCGTGGGAGCTGAGAAACATCAAATTATTGCCGGAGCCAATACCGGCCAAAGGGCAGCAGGGCCTCTGGAACTGGGAGCCGCCCGAGGAGGTGCTGGCGTGAATGTAAAAATAACACCGTGGAAACCGGGAGACGGCGGCCTCTTGTGTCTGCCTCTCCGTTCCAATATACCGGACGCAAGCAAGCACCCAGACTGGAAACCAGCAAAATGCC